ATTAACATAAAGTTGTTAGCACCTTGAGTGATTAAACATCTTTCAGTTAAGAAATGTAGTTGCATTGCATCTAACGCAGACGTAGCAGCACCAACAGAACCAGTAACCCAAGTTTTCATTCTTCGGTCATCAGTTTGTGAAGCTCTAAATCTTACGTGTAAGAAAGGTCTTTTCATGCTTTGTCCAACAGTTTGATCATAAACTGAAGAAGTACCAGCAGGAATCATAACTCCTCTAATAGCTTCAGCTGTATTAGCAGCATTAATACTACCTCTTGTTGCTAAATCATTTAAGTATCTAAAGTCAGACTTGTAGAAGTCATAAGAACCTCTTCTGAAACCAGAGAAACCTAAATTTAACGCCATGTCTTCAGAGTTGTTAAATACACCGTAAGATGTACCACCAGCACCATAAGAGTTCATTGAAGCTAGCATGTCATCAATAGCTAAGCTAGTAGCTCTGTTAACAAACATCATATACTCTTCAATAGCACCTTGCTTATCAAACTCAGCAAGTATTGCATCGAACTCAGCTAAATCAGTAGCAGCATTAACACCAGTAACACCAGAAGTTACATTACCTCTTGAGGTAATAGCAGCAAACAAACCTTCAGTACCTACTTTGTCACCAGTATCTGATCCATAAATAAAGTCATCAACAACTGTCTCAGCAGTAGTATCTAAACCAATTTCACTTTCTAACATTGCCATTTCAACGTAATCAGTAAATCTAGATCTAGTATCAGCTTCAGCTTTTAAATACCATAAGTAACCACTTTGACCAGATTCTGTAGAAACCTCAACCCAACCAATTCTAGAAGCGTCAGATCCTGATACTTCGTAGTAGTCTTTCATGATAATTGGTTTATTAGTAAAAGATTTGAAAGTTGGCTCATTAGCAGTTCTTGAATCAGAGTGCGTACCACCTTTTTGATTGTAACCAACGCCTTTAACAAACTCTGAACCATAAACTAATACAGTAGTTTCTTTTGAACTACCAGTGTTAGTTAAACCAGCAGCGTTTAAAGAAGCAGCTCCATAAGGTCTAACATCTATTCTAGCACCAGAAACAGCTGATACTAAACATTTAGCAACACCATCAGCATTAGCAACGATAACAGTATCGTTAACTCTAATACCATGATTAGTAGCTGTAAATCCAGAAGTCTCATCAATATCAGAATCAATATCAATTTGACCACCATTTGTTGTAGTACTGTTAATATGACCTTTGTAAGAAAGGTGTAATCTTGATTGTTCAGACCATACTACTTGATCAGCAGTCATAGCCTCTTCTGCACCAACTTGAGAAAGAAAACCAGAAATTGTACGAGGTCCAAAAACCTCAGCTTCTTTTTCCATCAAGTCTGGCAGATATTGTTGCGCCCAACCTTCATTTGCAGTTGCCGCAAGATCTAAATAATTTGTAGATAATGTTTGCTTTTGTGAAGCAGGCACACTATTTAACAAATTTCCATTTGTAATTGCCATTTTTAATAATTTTTAAATTGTTATTTATTGTTTTTAATTTTAAACTTAAAATCAGAAGATGTATCACCTAACACTTTTACTTTTAAACCGCCAACATTAACTTCTCCATGAGCTTGTCTTGGATTCATATTTACATTTTTAGATTTAGCTACACTATCTTTCATAGCATCAGCTTTACCTTGTTCGTAAAAATGTTTTGCAATTGCATCAGCGTTCATAGCTGTATACAAAGCTTTATGATAACCTTTAGCGTCTTTTAAAGCAGAATTTTTATCAACAAACTTTGTCATAAAATTATTTATATTGCTTTGTTCTTGCTTAACACTATTAACATCTTTTACATTAAACCTATATCTTTTATCACCGACGTTGTATTCAAAACCTTTGAATTTATCATTGAATAAATTGTTTGTTTTTTGCTCAAAAATTTTAGTGTTGTTATCAACAACTTTTTTGTTCTCTTCAGACTCTTTGTTATATCTATTAAAGAAGTTTACAGCTTTTTGTTGTTCAGGCGTAAGCTTTGAACCAGCTTTAATTTCTTCATAGTATTTGGACTTTTGCCCGTCCAAGTGGCTTCTAGCACTGGCAACTTGCTCTTTAAATGCTAGTTTTTTTCTTCGTATTTCTCTATCAGTATCTTCTTCTTCATCTACTTTAAAAGTATCTTCCATTAAGAAGTTTATTTCATCATTAGTTAAATGAGGTTTTGTCTGCTTGTAATATTCAAACACAACATCGTTATCATTTAACTTTGTATAATCTTGATTAAGCTTTACGTAATCGTTTATATCACCACCAGTTTCATCCATAAAGTCAACTAACTTTTGTATGTTTTCTGGTAGTGGTTTACCAGTAGCCTCTGCCTCAGCTATAGCTTCTTCAACTTTTTCTTCTACTTCAGCAACTTCTTCTTCAGTTGAATCTTCAGTTACTTCTTCTAATACTGCTGTTTCTTCTTGTGCTTCAGCTTCCGGTTGTATTTCTTTTTGTTCTTGTGTGGGCTCGGCATTTTTAGGCTCTGCAACCACTCCGCTGTCGTTAGCGTTATCTTCTTTAGTTTCATTTTCAATTGGTTTACTTAAATCAACGACATAATCACCGTCTTCATTAATATTTGGTTTTTTAGTTTCTTCAGTTGCTTTTTGAGTAGTTTCTTCAACTACATTTTCTTTGTTTTCTTCCATAATATAATATAATAATAATTAATAATTTTACTTAGGTTCAAACATACCTAAATCAAATCCGCCTCCTAGTATATCATTACCTGAAGACTCAAAGTTTTTAGGTGGTTTACCTGTTTTTCTTTGCTCAATCATTTCACTTTGTTGAGTAGCTTGTATTTTAGTTCTCTCGTCTTTACGATCTTCTTTTTCTTTTTCTCTTTTTTTCATACCTTCAACTTCCATATTTCTTAACTGCATGTTATATTCAAACTCTAAAGCCATTAACTCTTTTTTATGAGCTACTTCTTGTTGCATTTTTTTAGAATCAATACCTGCTTTTATTTGCTCTAACTCTGCTTTGCTAGCGTTTAATGCTTGTGTTTTTTGAACTTCAACTCTAGCTGCTATTTGTGAAGCTTGAGCATTAGAGTTTGTTTGAGCTTGTATATTTTCTAACTGTAATAATCTATCTCTTTCTTGCTTTTTCTTTCTTCTTATTTTTAATAATTGATTAGCTAGTTTTATATTTTTTATTTCTCTTAAATCTATAGCATCTTCTAGCTCTATACTTTTTTGTTGTAATGCCATCTGTATGTTGTTTTCTAATCTAGCTTTTTCTTCTTCATCAGGTTGCAATTGTATAAATATACCAAAATCATACAAATGTAATTCTTTTATTTCATCTAAAGTTGCAACATTGTGAGCACCTACTGCTTGTACAAAAGCATCTGCAGTTGGTGAATACTCTAATATATCAGATATTCTAAGTGATAGTTGTTCTGCTATTTCAGCTGTTAAAAACAAACCGCTTTGTAATATATGTCTTGTAGCAGTGTTACTATTAGCGGCTGCTATTTTTTGTATACCTACTAAAGCGTTTTTATCTGGCATACTACCATCTCTAGCTTCATTAAGCCCGGTAGTATCTCTAATCATTTGTAAATAATAATTGTAATTAGCTATTAACGCTTGTATCTTGTTACCGCCACTACCACTAGTTATTTCTTGTATTGGTACTTTACCTGGATTTAAATCTCCTTCAGAAGTAAATGATCTACCTATTACAGATCCAGTTTGAAAGAACATATTTAAAGCTTCTTGTGGAGTGTAATTAGTACCATTACCTAAATCTATTTCAGCTAAACCATCAGCATCCATATAAACACCATCAGGTATCATACGTGACATTACTTGTTGTAGTTTTAAGTGTGTAAGCTGTATCATGTCAGCAAAACCAGTTATACGTTTTACTAAACTTTCTATTCTACCATCATACATACGTGGTGCTACAATACTATAGTTCATTTTAACTTTAGTGTAATCACTTTTAGGTCTTAACATGTTTTGAGCAATACCCCATTTCAAAAGTTTATTAGTACCTAATATTAAAGCACCTTCATATAAAACTTCTATTGATCTTAATAATCTACTATAACCACCTTCTTTATCTTCAGGTGGGTTAAACTGATCATCTTTAGGTATTATTTTATCTGCGCCAGTTCCAGTTTCTTTTATTTTATATACTTCATTCATATAAGTTTTATAATTAAAATATAAAACTTGCACTGTGTTATTATCTTCTCTATTGCGAGTGTTATAATTATTTTTATTATAACTTTTGTTTTTCATTATATCTTGAAGCTCTTCTTCATCTAAATGAGGAAACTGTTTAGCTAACTCGTTTACAGGTATAGTTTTTACTTCACCAACATAATATATATCATCAAAATAAGGTGAGTCAGTGTGAGAATAAACTAAATTAGCAGGATCAACATATTTTATAGTAGCACCTTCAGATGTTGTAAAATCAGTTTTAACAGCACCTATACCTAAAACTGTTAGATCGTAATAAAAACGTTTTTTAATTAACTCGTAATTATTACCTTCCATTAAAACGTTAAGAGCTTGTTCTTGCGCTAGTTCTACAGCTTGTTTATAGTTTAGCTGCATATGTATACCTAGCTCTTCTTCTGAACCTGGTAACTCTTTTAAATTACTTTCTCTAAGATCTACACCTAATCTAGCTTGAGCTTCAGCATTATGCTCAGCCATCCTCATATCATTAAGCACGCTTTCCATATATTTAGTTCTTTTTTCAACACCGTTTGGTGATTGAGAAAAAGCTTTTATGTCATAAGTTCTTTCAGCTATACCGTTAACAACTATATCTACAAACTTAGGTATGATAGGCACAGGTGTCCAGTCTAAATTTAAATAAGACAAATCGCCATTAATAGATAATTCATCTTTATATTTTTGTATTGACTGTTCTCCTCTAGCGTATAGTCTTAGTTTATGAAAATCTTCGTAGTTTGTTCTATATTTATTAGCGTTATATCTGTTGTTATTATTATCATAATAAAACCACTCTGTTTCTATAGCTTTAGCAACTTTTAAGCCATAATCATAACTTAACTTTTCAGCATCACTTACTGTTTGGCTAGGAAAATAATTTCTATTAGAATATGCCATATTTACTCTTTAATTATTTGAGACATATTTCCGTTGTTTGAAAACTTAGAAATATGTATATTTAATTTTGGTTTTTCAATTTTAACGTTTGGTGCATACAAATGTCTATTACAACCCATTATAGCTAAACCACTACTTATTGTAGCATCAAACTTTGTTCTTTTGTTTATGTCAAACTTAGCCCAATCATTTAACAATTTATTAAAATAAAGATCTCCATAGCTTCCATCTTGTTTAATACCTACATGATCTTGTATATACATTTCAATAGCTGCTGCGTGAGCTTGTTTTATATCTTCACTAGAGTTTGGTATACCTCCAACTTCTTTTTCCGCTACAGATAGTTTATTCCAAACTTTATCTGGTCTGTTCATACTAAAACCTCTGTAACCTCTACGTCTTAAATAATATAATAGTCTAGGTTTATTATTCTCTGCTAATATTGGCATACCATAAAACACTAAAGCCATTAACACGTCTTCAAAAAATATTTCAGCCGTAGGTGGTCTTGATAAGTATTCTAAAAAGAAGCTGTTAGCCGGAGCGTCCTCCATGCTGAACTTAGTAAGCCCGTGAAGTGCTCCTTTTGAACCTTCACCATCTACGGTCCCGGATATATCATATGAGTCAC